TTTTTATGCAGGTGTTAGTTTAGTGGTAAAACCTCGGATTGTGATTCCGATATCAAGAGTTCAATTCTCTTACGCCTGCCCAATTTTATTAAGGATTTTTATGACCTATGTTCCCTTGAATCGTAATGTAATCGTTGAACGAAAAGCACCAGAAAAAGTTTCGGCTGGTGGAATTATTCTCCAAAGTTCACTTGAACCGGATCGTGCAATCGTTGTTGCAACCGGTGATGATTCTATTTCAATTGGTGAAGAACTATTGATTAATTGGAACAAAGCATACAAAATCGATAGCGAATCTTATCGTATTCACATTGATGATGTGATTGCAGTATTCGAAGATTAAGCCTTGTTAACTCAGTTGGTAGAGTGCCTCGCTTACACCGAGGATGTCGGCAGTTCGAACCTGTCACAAGGTACCAATGCAACTTTAGCTGATGTGGTCATAGCAACGGTTTGAAGCACCGTGGAAAGAGGTTCGATTCCTCTAGGTTGTACCAAATAATTACACTTAATTTTTGCGAGGGTGGAGAAATTGGTAAACTCAGAAGACTTAAAATCTTCCGCTTCGGCTTACGGGTTCAAGTCCCGTCCCTCGTACCAAATACTCCGATAGCTTAATGGTAAAGCAGTGAACTCATAATTCATTGAGTCTAGGTTCAATTCCTAGTCGGAGTACCATATAAATAAACAGCGGAGTAACTCAGTAGTAGAGTGCAGGACTCATAATCCTGATGTCGAGGGTGCGACTCCTTCCTCCGCAACCAGTTTATCTTGTTAAAACCTGAATAGTGATTCCAAACACTGGTATAATTATTGCTGAAAATGAGATAAAGATTAAAGCAGTATCAATTAAATCGGCATCCGCTTGTGCTTTTGCTCTTATTTTTTCCCTCTGCAATTTATCTCGTTCTTTATACATACGAACACGTTCAGCCATCATTTCGTCCCAAACATCTTTATTGCCCGACCATATCAGTAATTCCCTCAACTGCTTCTCAGCATCACGTAGAGCCTTGCTTTGCATGGCAATCTGTATAGACAAAGCCCTAATCTCTCCGTCCGTGAGTATGCTTTTACCGCTTTGTAATTTTGCGTTTGTTTCGTGTATCTTATCCGAGTTTTGAAAAAACTTTGAGAATTGACCATATAAACTGTTTATGTCTTTACCTAGAGAAATGGCCTTTTTAATGTAGCCGACAGACTGTTGTGCGGCCGTGAAAGCTATACCAATGGTGATTGGATCCAACATTATTTTTTCTTATCTTTTTTTGTTGCATCTTTATCTCGCCATTCCAAACAAACAACCTTTCGGTTGTACACATCACCCGTCCATGTCCAACGAATGCATTCATATCGTGCCGCCGAGGATGGTATGATTACCATCAACAACAGTAGCACTATGTATTTCATTTGCCGGCCAAAGGATTATCAATTGCTTTTTGTATTTTATTATCTATATCTTTCTTCAGAACTTCAACTTCTTTAGTAATTTCTCGTCTAGCATCAGCCATTTCTTTACGTATGGCATTAACTTCTGTACGTGCTTTATCTAAATCTTCACGTATATCTTTACGTGCTTGTCTCATCTCTTGTTCTGTTTCACGTTGTGCTTGTTTAACGGAACGTTCTATTGATTCGGTCACTGATTCGTTTCTACGAATGTCACTCTTTAAATCGTTTTTAATGTCACGTGTATAATCGCTGGTTTTACCTGAGTTTTCTTCAATGACAGCCAAACGCTTATCGAATTCGCTTAGGTCTGGTGCTTCATAAGATGCAATCTTCTTCTTCATGCTTTGATAATCTTTATAGACTTCAAACGCACCATACAATCCACCTAATGTAGAACTTACAATGGTTGCGGCAACCATTAGTTTAGCAGGTGTAAATTCATAGCCACCAATACTGATAACAGTATCTTTACTGGCATACTTCTTCATTGCCGCTTCTGCTTCGTCAATTTTAGCGTTAACGTTTTTAATTTCTTCTGACATTGTTATTACATCTTTGCTTTTTAGAAGTTTCTCTTTTTTGCTCGGCTAACAATCGAGTGTAACAATCATTTTTCAAACTTCAAGTTTCTTAGGTTACGCAACTCAAGTTCCAGTTTTTCAATTTCCATTCTTTTCTTACTCAACTCCATTTGATATAAAAGATTACAATCAACTCTACCTTTTGGTGCACCAATCGGTATTGTTATTCTTCCATAAACACCTACATCTCTAGCGTTTGGTGTTATCATATTATTAATTACACTTTGATTCGGATTGTTATTGATAATACCCATAACTCCAAATTCAACGTTTGTACCTGAACCAATCGCCATTGAACAATCTAACTCACCTGCTCTAAATCTATCCGACTGATAGCTTCCAGGTGTACTGGGTAATGCTAAATTCAGTGATCCAGTTTGTGCGGTACTTAAATTACAAAAAGTCAACAAAACAATACCAATAATATATTTCATGTTATTTTATTTTCGAACAAATTTTTGAAGCAATTGAAGTAGCCTGTATATCTTCCTTTTTTATCTTTGACTCTGTACAGATATAAACGGCACGCTTCAAATCTTCTTTTTTAATATAGACATTGATATATTTTGTTTCAAGATAGTTTACACGAATAATTTTACTTTCGGTTGCAAATGTTATTGAATTCCAATCTCCATCAAAAACACCCAACTCATAAAATCCAATTTCTTTTCTTTTATTGAAAAGTTCCATTTTCGTATAAACGACACCTTCAACAAAAGAATTCTGAAATTTTGGATAAGTTGGCAAAAATTGATGTGCGTTTGCACTACAACTTAAAACTATCATCAAAGCAATCACATAACGAAACATATATCACCTTATACGGCTAAACAAGTTGCAGTTACAATCGATCTATATGTTCCTGCTGGAAATGCCTTGTTATAACCATATTCCGCTTTTGAATCTGCTTTGAACCAAACTGATCCTGCAACTGTCAAATTAACTTCAGTTGTTTCGTTGTATGTTCTTTTGTTTGTACTGTAAGCAGACATAGCCGCATCAGTTACTCTGCTAACATCAACACTTCCAGTCCATCTAACAACATCAGATAATACTGGTGAAGATGTGAATGAATTTGGTACAGTTATAACAGCTTTGTAAAAACCAGATTGTACAACATCATATCTAATGATTGGTTGCACACCACCATCTGCTACAGCAGTACTCAATACACCAGGTGTTGGGTTACCATACACACCAGGTGTTTCTGTGTAAATAACACATTTGGAAGTTACTGTACCTACAATTGGTATATCTTGTGCCGTTGTAACTAACGGTAATGCAAGTAAACTTGCAAGTAAAACTTTTCTGAACATTTTTTGCCTTTCGTTGTTTGTATGTTCTAATGTCATCTATTATATTGTGAATCTACCATAGCCCCATGTAACCTTTCTTGCGCTACACCAAGACTTCTGCCATTTCGACTATCAGGTAACTTCTTTTCAGGATAACGAATCACATCATTATATACACCTCCAACTATATTTATGCTATAAGCACTAAACCCTGGAATGTTATTCATCATTTCAAATCTTGTTGCTTTTTGAGCATCTTCCGCACTCACCAAACTATTAATAATAACTGCCTTTTTATCGACAGCTACTTTTTCAACCTTCTTTTCATTTTTAGGAGTAGAATCTTTCTTCTTATCCTCATCTTCTGGTAAAGGTTTACCCTCTAAAGCATCTTTGACATACTTGTTCGACAATGGATCAACAGGTTCAGCCGCTTTAGAAGCCAGTAAGTCCAACATAGCTTGAGCATAACCTGGACAGCTTGGATCACTTAATGGGTTATAACACGTATCATAACGATACTTGTACACAACCGATGCATTAGTAACTTCACCCTGACCGGTCACATTAATTGAACCATCACCCCAATATTTACCAGCAATATTGTCAACTGGTACAACCTTAGTTATGGAGTTTCCAGGTTTTCCTGTCCAATCATCCTGACTCCTAAAGATATATCCTTTATCTATGGCATTTGCGTTTTGTACATTTACGACCATCGCATCTTTAGTATTCTTCACAGCCGTATACTGATATATCACTCCATCAACCGTCAAGCCTGTGACTGCCGGCAAAACGCCGGTCATTTTCCACGTTAGACCTTTACTTGCGGCATTCGTTGTCGTACCGTTAACTATTTCAGAGTAAGAGTAAGAGCAACAAAGAAAGAAGGCCGCCAATACTGTACATCGTTTTAGAGTCATCGCTCATTCCTTCTTTTTCGACATTTCCGGGTTGTAACTTTTTATTTGCTTTCCAAGATTCTTTTGCTTCAGCACCAATAGTTCCATCAAACGGACAAGGAGTTCCAGCCATCATCATGGCGTCAAAAACTCGTTTGTCCTGACACAATGTGGATACGGCAGCAACTTTCATACCCATATCGTATAATGTTTTAGATAACTTCAATCGTTCACAGTTCATATCTTTGACTGTTCTTCCGGCTGAGATACCTAAAATCTGTGTTTGTACGGCACCGGCAACTCCGACAGTACACAAATCGGAGTTTGAAATATTCATTGTCGGTGTAATAGCCGATGGTGGTGGAGATTTTACGGTCGTGTTTGAATCCGTTACCGAATTCACTGTACTTTTTGTTGTCGATTCCGTTACAATTGGTTGTGCATTTACAAGACCAAGATATATAATTGATAAGACACTCAACACAAACTTTTTCATTTGTACCTCAATTCTGTTGACATTTAATACGAAAAATGATAAAATAACTAATAACTTCTTATATTTATGAATAAAAGGACCTTTATGACACCTTCCTTTATGGTTTTTGACAACTTCTACTCCAATGCTATGGGTGTCAGAGATTATGCATTATCTTTACCATTTGATGTTAAAGGTAATTATCCTGGTGCCAGAACCGCAATTATGCAAGGTGAACACAACACCAATGCCAAAGCCATGTTTGAGAATATTCTCCGCAGGAATATTACATGGTGGCCAGAAGAATACAATACAGCTTTCCAGTACACCACGGCAGGAGATAAAACATGGGTTCACTATGATCCAACCAATTGGGCGGCAGTTCTTTATTTGACACCTGATGCACCATTGGAAGCAGGAACTGCTATTTACCGAAATAAAGAATCCAAAGTTTTCATGCTAGACCGAAATGATCCTAAAACGGATTATAATTCCTCGGCTGAGGATATAAACGAGGTCGATAAATGGGAACCAATCATTCAAGTTTCAAACATTTTTAATCGTTTGGTTATTTACCGAGGTGAATATTACCACAGAAGTATGTTGCCAGGTTTTGGTGATTCGAAGTATAATGGACGATTATTTCAAACTTTCTTTTTCAACGCAGAGGTATAATTATGAGTATTAAAGGTTTCAAACTTGTCACAGGTGAAGAGGTCATTTCTGAATCCACAATTAGTGGAGATGGTCGTGCTTTGCTTAAAAATCCAATGCAACTCAGAGTAGTACCACCTAAAATTAACGGTGCACCGCCTTCTATGGGTTTTGTTCCGTTTCCAGCTTTTGCTGACCAATCAAAAGATGTTGCAATTATGATTGAACCCTTGCACATTGCATACACGTATGAACCAGACCAAAACATTATTGATAATTACAATGCAATGATGTCCGGCGGTTCTTCAAACCAACTAATCACAGGCTAATGTCTCTTTTCTATACAAATGTACAATCTGTCGGTAACAGCATCCTATATCGTGGTGTTACCGATGGTAAACGCACAAAAATTAAAATTCCCTATCGACCAACACTTTATGAGCCATCAAAGAAAGTAACAAACTTTACTTCACTTGATGGTACATATTTACAGGATCGTAAATTCGATTCGATGCGTGACGCACGTGATTATCTCCGTCAGTTCGAAGGTGTCTCAGGTAAAACCATCTATGGTCAAAATCGTTTTGAATATGCCTTTATCGGTGAACAACACAAAGAAATGATTGATTGGGACTTTGATAAAGTCTCTATTGCAATTGTCGATATTGAGGTCGGTTCAGAGAACGGCTTTCCTGATCCATACGAAGCTAATGAACCAGTTACTGCTATTGCTCTCCGATTTATCGGTGGGCATATGTTCGTTTTTGGTTGTGGTGATTATGAAGTCAAGGGTCAAGAACGATACATGAAGTGCAAAGATGAATATCACTTGCTCAAGTTCTTTCTAAAACTCTGGCAAGAGAAATGTCCAGATGCACTGACTGGCTGGAACACCAAGTTCTTTGATGTACCATATCTTGTGAATCGTATGCGTAAAGTTCTCGGTGAAGAAGAAGCCAAGAAATTGTCTCCGTGGAACATCATCTCTGAACGTCAAGCATTTGTTATGAACCGTAAAATGACGGTGTATGAACTTGTTGGTGTCGGTGATCTTGACTATCTTGAACTGTACAAATGGTATTCACCAAACGGCAAGTCACAAGAATCCTATCGACTTGACGCTATTGCACAATTCGAACTCGGTGAAGGTAAAATCTCATACGAAGAATATGACAATCTGCACCAGTTGTATCGTTTGAATTACCAACTGTTTATTGAATACAACATCAAAGACGTTGACTTGATTCTCAAACTTGAAGATAAACTGAAGTTACTTGAACTTGCACTCACTCTGGCTTATGACACAAAAACTAACTATGATGATGTGTTTGCACAGACTCGTATGTGGGATGCTCTGACATACAATCACTTGATGAACCAGAACATTGTGGTTCCTCCACGTGTTGTGAAAGATAAAGATGCCGCTTTCGAAGGTGCTTTCGTAAAAGACCCACAAGTTGGTCTTCACAATTGGGTTGCTTCATTTGACTTGAATTCATTGTATCCGCACTTGATGATGCAATACAACATTTCACCAGAGACTCTGATTGAGCCAGAAGATTACACACAAGAAATGCGTGATGTTCTGTCACAAGGTGTCTCTGTTGATAAACTTCTGAAAAAGCAAGTTGATTTGTCTGCTCTGGAAAATGTAACAATTACTCCGAACGGTCAATTCTTCCGTACTGATATGCAAGGCTTCTTACCTAAAATGATGGAAGACATGTATGAAGATCGTAAGAAGTTTAAGAAGATGATGATTCAGGCTAAGAAAGACTATGAGGCAGAAAAAGATGATACTAAGAAATATGACATTGAGAAACGTATCGCCAGATACAATAACCTACAGTTGGCAAAAAAAGTATCCCTTAATAGTGCTTATGGTGCTTTGGGTTCCCAATATTTTCGGTTTTATGATCTACGTATGGCCTTGGGTGTCACCACTGCTGGCCAATTCAGTATTCGTTGGATTGAATCTAAAATAAATGGTTACATGAACTCTCTGCTGAAAACGGACAAAGATTATGTAATTGCCTCTGATACAGATTCGATTTATCTCCGTCTTGGTGAATTGGTTGACAAGTTTATTAAAGACACTTCTGATAAGAATAAAGTCATTTCTTTTATGGATAAAATCTGTGAAGAAAAGATTCAACCATTCATTGACAAGTCTTACAAAGAACTTGCTGACTATGTTCATGCGTATGACCAAAAGATGCAGATGAAACGTGAAGCACTTGCCGACAAAGGTATCTGGACTGCAAAGAAACGTTATATCATGCACGTGTACAACAATGAAGGCGTTCAGTATACCGAACCAGACATGAAAGTCATGGGTCTTGAAATGATTAAATCCTCCACGCCTGCGCCTGTGCGTGAGAAGATGAAACAGGCACTTCAGATTATGATGAAAGGTTCTGAATCTGATATGCATACATTCATCGATACTTTCCGAACTGAGTTCAAGAAGTTGAATGTGGAAGATATTTCATTTCCACGTGGTATCAATGGTCTCAAAGAATATGCTAACAAGACTACCATTTATTCTAAAGGTACACCAATCCACGTGAGAGGTGCATTGCTATATAATAAGTACCTTGAAGAAAAAGGTCTCTCTAAGAAGTATCCGTTGATCCAAGAAGGTGAAAAGATTAAATTTACCTATCTCAAAACACCAAACATATTCAAAGAAAACGTGGTGTCTTTCCCAGGAAGATTGCCTGTGGAATTTGGTTTACAAGACTGTATCGATTACAATTTACAATTCGACAAAACATTTTTGGAACCAATTAAAGTTATTCTCGATTGTATGGACTGGACAA